TTTGTTTAATCTCAATGACTTCCTACCTAAAAAGCCAGGTGAAGTTGAAATCAAGGTCATGCAAGAAATGTTTGAAGCGTCAGTAGACGGTGAAGCATTTGACATGGACCGTTGGGGTCAATATTTCCGTCCAGCAGGTATGGCAGCACGTACAGGCGATCCAGTTGCTCCGGCAGCATCGACTCCTGCACCGGCGGCTACACCAGCGCCAACACCAGCACCAGAAGCGGCACCTGCTCCAGTAGCAGAGGCAGCACCAGAGCCAACTCCAGCACCAGCGGCTGAAGCGGCTCCTGCAGAAGGTGGCAATGCTCAAGACATTCTAGCAATGATTAGAGCACGTCAAGGACAGTAAAACAATATGACAGCTATTAACGAAACCGAAGCAGAGATTCACGGTTTACCTGTCAACACTTCAAAAGTTAATAGCTGTCACGCTTTTTAGATAGGAGATACATATGGCATCAAAAGCATTTGATCCTACGAAGTTTCGAACTTCGTTAACTAAATCCATTCAAGGTATGAGTGCAGGTTTTAACGACCCAACTGATTGGATTAGTACAGGTAACTATGCACTCAATTATCTTATTTCAGGAGACTTCCATAGAGGTGTTCCAATGGGTAAGGTAACTGTATTTGCAGGTGAATCCGGTGCAGGTAAATCGTATATCTGTGCAGGTAACATTGTAAAATACGCACAAGAGCAAGGCATCTTTGTTGTTCTAATTGACTCAGAGAATGCACTCGACGAGGCTTGGCTACACGCACTAGACGTAGACACAAGCGAAGAAAAACTACTCAAACTAAACATGTCAATGATTGATGATGTTGCTAAAACTATTAGTGTGTTTATGACAGACTATAAAGCAATGCCAGAAGAAGATCGTCCTAAGGTACTGTTTGTTATTGATAGTTTAGGTATGTTGCTAACACCTACAGATGTTGATCAGTTTAACAAAGGTGATATGAAAGGTGATATGGGTCGTAAGCCTAAGGCATTGACTTCACTTGTTCGTAACACAGTTAATATGATTGGCTCACACAATGTTGGCTTAGTATGTACTAACCATACATACGCATCACAAGATATGTTCGATCCAGATGACAAGATTTCAGGTGGACAAGGATTTATCTATGCATCTTCAATTGTTGTAGCAATGAAAAAACTAAAACTAAAAGAAGATGAAGATGGTAATAAAATTAGCGAAGTACGTGGTATTAGAGCAGGTTGTAAAGTAATGAAGACTCGTTATGCAAAACCGTTTGAAGGCGTACAAGTTAAAATTCCTTATGAAACAGGAATGAATCCATACAGCGGACTAGTAGAACTATTCGAAGCAAAGGGTGTGATTGAAAAGAGTGGTAACAGACTCAAGTATGTAACAACCGAAGGTGAAGAACTACTAGACTATCGTAAGAAATGGACAGGTGAATTACTCGATAAAGTTATGTCAGATTACTTGGTAAAAGAAGCTTCTGTGGTAAATACCTCTGAAGTTGACGAAGAAGCAACTGATTTTGAACCAATCGAGGAAACTGTTACTAATGAGTGAAGAACAAATTGCTGATATTTGGATGCTGTTTAAAGAATATCTAGATAAGAAACATATTGAAATGGCAGCTGAACGTTTTGTTGATTTACTAGCCGATTATGGCGTAAGCGATGAAACGTTCAATGATTGTTTTGGCATTGATGCACAACTAGACAATGCCATTAGATACTATCTTGAATTAGATGAAGATGACATTGATGATTATGACGAATGGGATGATTAATGGGTTGGTATAGTGAAGTAAGTCGCGACGTGAGCAAGATTCCTGATGCAGTAGCACACTTTGAATCAGAACTTGTACAAGCAAGAGCAGAATGTAAACTTGTAGGTAACGTTGAAAAAAGTGCGGCTGCTATGCCCGGTATTGTTGAACATCGGTTTAATCAACTGCAAGAAATTGAAGCAATTTTAAACTATTTGAATATTGAGCTACGTAGATTGCGTAGCTCATATTTTAAAAAATATCTTGAAAACTACCAACGTGCATTAAGCAGTCGTGATGTTGAAAAATATGTCGATGGCGAAGCAGATGTTGTCGACTACGAAAAAATTATTAATGAATTTGCACTTATTCGTAACAAATGGTTAGGTGTGTTAAAAGCACTTGATCAGAAACAATGGCAAATAACAAACATTGTTAAACTACGAGTAGCCGGAATGGAAGATGC